ACCCATAAGGTGTGATCATAAACCCGGCTATCGGGCCCAGGTCTTGGCATCTGTTTCCAATGCCTGTATTTTTTCGCTTTGCAGCGCAATTGACATAAAAATTACCTGACATAATATTAGGTTTTAATTATTATTCGTAATAAAGCTTGAATTTGAAATCAGTGATTGCAGCCTTCCCAGCTGATCGCGTTACTGTTAGTCTGTAATAACGATATCGGTTTTCGGTTGCGTTAGAAATTATAAATGTAGTATCTGCTGTCGCTCCTGAATATGGAACAGCCGAGCCGATAGAGGTGTATGTACTTCCAAACTTTGATCCCGCTAACTGTAAAGATGCGGTTGGCGTTGAAATACTATCAAGTGAAATCATTAAATCCTGAGTACATGGATAACGCTGAGGAGCTTCTACAAGTAGAACATACGATGTTTTTCCTGCTGAAATAGTGTCAGCATCATTGAACGTTACACGCCCGGTAATTGAATTACCAGTTTTGATCTGTAATGTTTTGTCCTGTGCGTTAGTCGTTCCAACTAAAGCGATAAGAACGATAATGGATAAAATTAGTTTTTTCATGGTTTTAGCAAAATTTGTGAAATGTTAAATTTAAATCGGTTAATTCAATAGCATCGACATAATCGTTAAGAACGTTTTTATTACTCCTACCCCATTTTAACCGGTCAGTTTTTGTATACTTTATGTTTCCTGGGAGTAGGTCCATATGTCTATTTTTCTTCATCTCAGTAATAAAGAGATCGAATAACGGATAAAGCACTTTGTTGAATGTTTCGTTGTAACGTTCTGATGCCTTAAAGTTAGGCTTAGTATTCGTTACTATCGCTACGTTTAGCGATGCTGAAACATTATGATCTGTGTGTTCTTCATCAAAATCCTGAAATAAACAAATGAACGGATAACGCTTGTATTTAAACTCTGAATTATTAGCCTTTTCTGAAATAATTTCACCTATTTCGATAGGATGCCCAAACATATAATAAGGCATTTCTAATCCTGCAAGATCATACTTAGATCTTACGGCTGTTACTATTTCGTCGAATATGCTTACAATTGGAGTCATAAATCAAATGCGTTAGTACTACCAATATTAATTATTAGCTTATCACCGTCAAAAATTCCATACTCAAGAGCAGGATTGCAAACAGATAATAGATCAGGAATAGTATTCATGTAGGCATACATGTTTTTTATTTGTTCGCTCATCCTATCCCAGGCTACCATAATCTTATTTCCATATTCAGCATCAATTGAATTTTCATTAACTGATCTTTTTTCTCCGGAACTCGTTGTGTTAGTAACGGTGCATTTTCGATACCAAAAATAAACGTAATACGCAATAAGCGATATTTTATCATCATTAATAAGGCCATCCCATTTTTGTAAATTACCGTCCTGATCTTCATATTCAGCACCTTCAACAAGCGATTTTATTGGGTCTGTTGTTGTTGATGCAACATAACTTATTACCTGTTTTGCCAACTCATAACCAAACATTTTCTTTAATATTTCAGACTCGAATCTGGTTATATAATTAGGCAGTTCGGAATAATCGCCATTATCCGGGATATTGATTTCAAAATTGAAATATGTCTTATCAATCAAACTCATTATTTGTCGCTTTTATCTTTACTTTTTTTCTTTTCAGCTTCAAATTTTTTAGCCTCTCCCTTTTTTATTAACCGGTTGGCATAAATTACTTGAACATCTTTAACGACTCCTGTTTTCAATACTATTTTCATAATAATTAATTTTATTTAGGTGAGTGAGTTTAAAAAACTCACTCACCTGTTAATTATTCTGTTGGAGCTGTAATATCGCTTACATCAGAGGCTATGCTAGCCACCTTCAAGAACGCTCCTTTTTCTGTTTCCTTAACCCGTAGATTAATCCTCTCGTAAGCCATGATGGTAACCATGCCTTCAAGGAAATCTTTGTCTATGTAGCCGATCTCAATCAAAAGGCCATCCCATTCATAGATGGTGCCATAAGAGAAATCACCCATTAAAAGAGTGTCAGCTGTAACCAGTGAATTTTCAACCATCCCCAGACCAGCCAGAGAAGGCATTCCACCAATCGCCCATTGTGGGAACAAATATGATCCATTTGTGTTTTTCAACAAACGCATTACATCAGCATCCTCAGGATTTAATATCGCATTATTGGCAATAAAGGCATCAAGGCTGTTAACTCTAATTTGAGTCTTCATAACCTGTAACAGATCAATCATGTTTGCCCTGTCAACAGATAGCCCAGTTGTGTCGAATGCTGGGGCGTATGTGTTGATACCCTTTACATTATTTCCATTACCATCGCCAGATAACAAGGCGGTGTTTTCGGCCAATCGCATGTTTTTATCAATGAACGTGCGAACTTCGCCATTAATAAAATCAACATCTTTCAGCTGATCTTTAGACACCTTGATGTAGTCTTTCAAACGCTTGCCTCCAATTGATCTTTCAATCCAAGTCAGATCAGATGCTGCGGCTGGATATGCTCCTGCACCTGGGCCTTCCGATACAGCGGCGGCATTATTTGTTTGTGCTAATTGTTCATACCACTTTACATCCCCGTGCGAGTTGCTCCCTAATGTAACAACATTAAAAAGGTCTCTGAGCCATGGTTTACCGCGCTGGATTTCAGAAACACCGCTTTCTCTATATGCTAGCGTGTCGCCAGAAACTGAACCGTTAACAACAGCCTTCCTGGTAGTCGGAATGATCACCGATTTCGCACGCTGATCCTGAGATAACGTTTCCAAATCTTTCACCCTATCGGTTAGTGTTTCATGGAAAGTTTTATTCCTTTTCGCGCCTTCTGACTGAATTTTCTTAAGCTCAATACCCTGAGCCTCGGCGGCTTTCTGCAATTCTGACATCTGAGTCTCCAACCCTTTCACGTTGTTATCCTCAATGCTTTTTTGAAGATTTGCAATCTCTTTCTGCATATCCTCAGTTTTCACGAAGTGCTGCAACCCTTCTTTTAGAGTCTTAACTTCATCACTTACAATCGCTTTTAATTCTTCTGGTGTCATAATTTGACTGTTTTAAAAAGTTCGTTAATAATCGTTTTCGCTTGTTGAGTGTCCATAGACGGCTCAGGTATGTGAGTGCCTTCCGGCGGCTCTGATTTTGATTCTAGTGTGGGGGTTGCCCTATTTGATCCGATCGGGACGGCTGACCCCTCAATTGCTTTCGCTTCTGTTACTACCCAGAAATAGCCACTTTCATCCGCAAATGATTTATTTGCAATTATTGGGTAATGTTTATCCCACAAGGCCTTTTCAGCAAGGTAATTATCATCATTAATAGCCAAAGCTATTTTTACATAGATCATGCCTACACTATGATTTTTTACCTTTTTTTGACTGTAACGCTTGAACATATTTTCATTTACGTCGCGTTTTACAGTGCTTTCAAAAACGAGGGCCTCGGTAGAGCCTTCATAATTAAACCCCAGCTCCTTCCATGTATATTCTTTTGTTGAAACTTTTAAATCGCTACCCTCTGCAATTATATGATCAAACTTAAGTTCATGCTCCTGTAAATGCAGTATGTTCTTATTCTCTTTTATCGACTTATTCCATATTCCATTGATATGTAAATCTTTATGGGAATCAACTATGTTAGTTGTGTTAATAATAGCGATTACCTTAATTTCATTTTCGTCAGAACTATTAGTTATAAGTGCTTTTTGCGCCAGTGTCCCGGCTACAGAAATATCAACAAATTGAAACCCATCACCGGCTTTTATTGCTGATTTCTTAGCTGTCATTAATGTTTCTTTGTTTTTTACAAGGAAATCAAACAGCTCCTTTTGTGTGCTGAAATTAGGAATATCGTTCATTTTGTTATGATTTTACCGCTTTTTATTGCTTTATTCCTTTTCTTATTTTCCTCTAAGATATGTTTTATTTCATCTTTTTCCATCACAAACCTATTTTAAGTTTTTCAAGCTCTTTCTTATAGTCCGGCATAGTGAGAGCACCATCAATAAAAGCTTTTGATAATGCTGTTATTAGCATACTCATCGTTTGAGCTCTTTCTTTAGCATTTTCTGAAAATATTTCTAAATGGGAGTAATCAGCCACTATTTCCCAGCTTTTATCCATTGTTTCAAATCGTCTATTTAACGCGCCAACCCATTCAGTAGCTTCTGGAATTATCGTATTAACATATAGCCATTTTTCGGCCATCCGCCTGTTTTCAAACGTAGTACCCTTTTGGTTAGCTAATAACTCAAATGGCACTCCAAAAGCATCACATAGCACTTCTGTATCTGCCTTGACTTCTTCAAATAACCTCAATTTGTCAACGTCTTGGGCCATTTGTTGATATTTTAAACTCAAGGATGTTATTATTAGTTGATATTGCTGTTTTGAAATACCGTACTTTTTATACTCTTTTTGTAATTTCTCTTTCTCCTTTGGATCTATTGGCAAAGCTCCTGCAACATCAGAAGCTTCATTACTCAAGATTCCTAAAGCCCCCCTATTCTCAATCAGCACGTTACGAGCTTCATAAGCTGCTCGGATATTAGATATTGCTATTTGAACAGAAGAAAGAGGCGACTCCCCCCAATATACATCATTAGATTTTATATTTATTCGCGAGTTGTTGATGTGAATAATGTCATTATTACTCAAATATTGTCTACTCCCTGCCCAATCTATATAATATTTTGCCGACTCTGGGAATTCTGAAAACATCCAAAACTTTTCGTTTTTCAGCTCTTCAATGTTCATAAATAGCGGTGGTAGGGTAAACATCCCTTTTACGCTATTTGAGAAACCAACAGGAGTTAAAAAATATAGTATTTCATTTCCAAATATTTCTTGAAATATTTTTGTTTGCATTAAGAACTCCTTTTGACTTTGGAAATAATTTGGCTGACGTAATGACTTAACTAGAGGCTCATTATTCTTAACTGGCAGTCCTGTTGACTTGCTTATAATTTCTAAATTCATCATCGAGAAAGCACGAGCCTTGATGTTAATTAAGCTACAAACTTCCGGAACTTGGAGGTAATCCATCAAATATTTATGATCAGTCGCTCCCCATGTTATGGAATTGCTTTCAGATATTGGAATAAAAAAGCCGTCATCGTTTTTACCTGTTGTGGTTATTATCGTTTCTTTTTTAACGGTAGGATTGAAGATCTTGTTTAATAGTCCCATTTTTTAGGCTAATTTTATTCAAAACAAAGATATATAATTTTTTTTTGTTTTTGCAAATTATTTTTTTATCGAAGTTCATGCTGACAAGCATATCCAGTTGCATCCCACAAATGGCAATGCTTAGAATTAGGGTCTGGCTTACTTGTCAGTATTCCATTTATCTCTTGATATCGATAATTCTCCTGCTCTTTTTTGAAATCTTTATCTCTGACAATATGTAAATCTTTTCTCTTAAGGATGTCAACTCGGTATTCTATGCAACCGGGGAATTTTTTAGCTGGAAATATGTTAACGTTCATACGCCTTATATCTGAGATCATACCGGGGTCTGCGCAATCTGCCCATATATGATCTGATTGCGGAACTATTGTTTTAATAATTTCCCCTAGTTCTATTGCATTGTCAAACGGCTTATACAAATGCTTTTCAAGAAATACTTTATTTCCATGTTTTGAAACTCCTATACGACATAATGCTGTTGGATCGTTTGTGTATCCAAAATCAAGGCCCCAAAAGATGCGGTCTATTTCACCGTCTGGGAATTTGTCTATGTATGTAACACTAGGAAATACCAACCCCTCAGGAGCACATCTGTTACCCTCCCCATATACTATCCACCTTACTTTGTTGGCTGTTTTATTTTTAATATTTTTAATATTTGGACGACGTTTAGCTTCTGGCAAACCGATATCTTCGAGGACCCATGGGCAATAACTTTCAATTTCGGTTACAACTGATAATGGGCAATGCTTATTATTCTTGTAGGTTGAGTGTGTGAAAAAGACATTGGGGCGACCTTCATAATCGAAGGCCCAATGATCGGTATATTTTGGATTCCAATCAGCCACAATCAATTCAGTACATCGCATTTTTATTCCAGCGATTCGGCTCTCGTTCTGAATTTCTAAAAGTTCGTTAAAAAATGATACATTAGATGGATACCCCTCCATGCTCTTTTCATCATCTAGCCCTCTAAAATAAATATTGTTTCCAAATAGATCATAATAAGGTTTATGCCCGACACCTGATAAATTAGAGTTATCAAATATGTTCATTGCGGTTAATGCTCCGACAAAATCCTTTAAAGTATAGTCCCTGCAATTGGTTAGTGTATCACGATGTACATAGCAATCTTTACCTTTATTCCTATTATGATCACAATAGGCAGTTAATAAATGGAAAAAGTCCCAAGTCTTAGAAGACCTGGAACCACCCTCGTTAAATATTATTACCTTTTGGCCATTTGTATAATTGTCCTTAAACAATTTAGCCATCTTGAAAAATAGTGGATTTGGATCAAAATTCATGTTCCAAGGTCTATATCTTCACTGTTATATTTTACTGTTATTTTTTTTTCTGTTATCTCTCCTGAATGCTTGACGTTTTGCTGCGCTTTGCCTACTGCCCTATCCAATAATCTATCTAACATTTCCATTCCTCTTTTCCCTGTCATTTCCTTTGCTGTTAATTTATACAACAATGGATATTCGTCGTTTTCCTTCTTTGCAATTTCAACTATTTTAGACAATGGTAGATTTATTATTGTTAAGAATGCGCATTTAATTTCATCAAGTGAGGCCTCCTTAAATCCTTCTTGTTTTAGTTCTTTGTTTATATGGGATATTAGTTTTCTCGGACGGCCCTTTTTATTAATATTTTCAGGTCGTTTATCAAATCCTTTCCCTATTATGTTCTCAGGTTTTGGCATCGTTGTATTATCGTTGTATTATTTTATAAGTTAAGATAATCCTCATTGGTTTCGTTCCCTGACAAATAGACACCGTTATTGTGAATTGCTAAATCATTCTTTATGTAGAATTTAACATTTGAATCTCTACAAATTCTAACAGCTTCAAATAGATATTTAGCCCAATCTATCTGTTTATCAAGGCCTTTGTAGTTATTTAGTTTTCCAATTCTAACATGATTAATAAAAGGTGTTATCTGTTTCAGCATTGATAATGACTGCTCTGGTATTATCACAGGCTCGAATGATGCCCATGTAATGACCCCGTTATCTGCAAATTGTTTTAATCCTGCGATTCTACTGCTTGGAGTCGCTGCTCCGCTTTCCCATTCACTGGAATCTTTTCCATTGTTAAATGTTAATGTCGCCCCTATCTTAATCCTGTTCCCGAAAGATTTAATTATTGCAATGTCTTTTAATGCTTTTTCAGGCTGTTTTGTCAATATTGCAACCTTATGATTGTATTTGTTTAGTATTTCAAGTACCTTGTTTGTTTCTCCATTTTCAGCATTACAATAAGGATC